CCCCGAAGGCCCACCCGCCGCTCCCCCTGGCGGGGTTCAGGAACCAACCAGGGCGCCGGCATCCCCCATGCCGCCCCCTGGGGCACCGCCAGGAGGGGCTTTCGCTCCGACTGGTGGGGTTCCTCCAGAGCTGCTTTTGCAGCTGAAGAACCAGATGGGACTTGAACTACCTGCGCTGTAACCCCGCCTTGTGGGACAGCGTGATTTATCTAATAGGAGCAACCGTATAGGACTCCCCCAGAAGGGACATGAAGTGCCCGAAAACATGGAAGCAACGGAATCCGCTGCGGCGGACACCCCAGAGGTTTCATCAGAAGCAACGACAGAACCTGGAGATGCCTACACCGTCAAGGTTGACGGGGAGGAGTCGCAGGTCAGCCTGTCGGAACTTCAAGACGGTTACCAGCGTCAGGCGGATTACACCCGCAAGACGCAGGAACTGGCAGAAGAACGTCAGCGTTTACAACAGGCTGAGGCGATTGCTTCAGCTTTGGAAACCGATCCAGCAGGCACCATTGCGGCGCTTTCGTCGGCTTTCGGCGTGACGGACACCCTACCGGCTACCGAACCGAACTATTCGGACGGTGTCGAGGAGGATCCGACGACGAAGCGGCTAGTGCATCTTGAGGCTCAGATGGAGCGGCAGGCGCAGACACACAGACAACAGGCTTTGGAGCGCGAAGTTCACAACCTGAAGAAGAAGTACGGCGATTTCGACACGGCAGAGCTGTTCCGACATGCTTTGACGAATCGGATTCCCAACCTGGATGCTGCTTTCACGCACATGAAGTACGGGGAAGTGGCGGACACGGCTGAGAAGCTCCAGAAGGACCAGGAGATCACCGACGCTAAACGCGACGCCACGAAGGTGGCGAGCGGGGGCGGCACCCAGACGGGGGCCGTCGTGTCGGATGGTGGTTCTGACGGGAAGCCGTCTTCTCTGAGGGAAGCGTTCGCTCTCGCGAAGAAGCAACACGGCACCTAACAAACCCTTAGGGGGGTGAGAAGCTTATGACGGCTGGTAACAGCAACTTTGATGAGATTCTCTCCACCACGCTCAAGAACTACATCCCCAAGCTGACAGATAACATCTTCAGCGCAAGGCCGTTGTTCTACGCTCTGACGAACGGCCAGACCATTCGTCGGATCAGTGGTGGCGCGAAGATCGTCGTCCCGATCATTTACGGGACCAACTCGACCGCTGGCTCGTACAGCGGGGTCGACACCATCGACACAACTGCTCAGACCGGCATTTCTGCCGCTGAGTACGACTGGAAGCAGTACGCTGCCACGGTCACAATCAATGGCATGGAGGAAGCCAAGAACAACGGCGAAGCCCAGATCATTGACCTGCTGGAAGGCAAGATCTTCCAGACGCAGGAAACCATCATCGAGAACATGAACACCATGTTCTTCGGCAACGGCACTGGCAACAGCAGCAAGGATTGGCTGGGCCTTTCGGCTCTGGTCGGATCCACCGGTTCTCCTGGTGGCATCGACGCCACCGATTCGGACAACTCTTGGTGGCGTTCGGCGGTAACCAACCAGGCGTCTGCCGCAATCGACGTTGCGTCGATGGCGACCCTGTACAACAACTGCTCGGTTGGCAACGACCAGCCGACGATTGGCATCACGGGCCAGAACCAGTACGAGGCTTACGAGGCGCTGCTCGTCGATCAGATCCGTTACACGGACACTGATATGGCGGACCAGGGTTTCCAGAACCTTCTGTTCAAGGGCTGCCCGTTGACCTTCGACGGCGTCCTCGCTGGTGAGGGCAAGTTCTACCTGCTCAACACCAAGTACCTGCAGTTGGTCGCCCATTCGGATGTCTGGTTCAAGCCGACACCGTTCGTGCGCCCCACCAATCAGGATGCGGTGTTCTCACAGTTGCTCTGCTACGGCGAGCTGACGACGAGCAACCGTGCCCGCCAGGGCCTCATGTACGGCATCTTGCCGGCCTAGCAGCATGGGGCGACAGTTCGCATACGCCTACAAGTCGGGTGCCCGCCCACATGGGCAGCCAACCGGTGACCGTTTTCGGGATTCGAGTCCGCGGCCTCAAACCGTCGGACCGTCCCGAAACATCGAGCGGGTCAATCCGATGAGTAGCGCACCTGTCGCCCCTGGTCCTGCCAAGTGCAGCTCTCTGACCCGCGACGGGGCGCCCTGCAAGGGGCGTCCCGTCGGGGACGGAGACCTGTGCGTCTTCCATTTGCCTAAGGAGTAGCTGTGGACATTTCGACCATGCGGTCGTATGTCCGCTCGGTGGTTGACATCGACTCGACGGATATTTCCGACGATGTGATGAACCGCTTCCTGGGCGAAGCCTACGATGTGATCGTCTATTCGGAGAAACGATGGCCGTTCTTCGAGGTTGCGACCACGTTCGACACTGTGGCCTCTCAGAAGGACTACACGGTTGCCGCTGTGGGCGCGTCGGTTACGAACGGGTTGCGTGAAATAGCGTCGCTCAGGACCGACAACCACGTTCTCGAATACATCGGCCGCGACGACGGCGATGTGATCTACCCGTTGGATTCCAACACCACCGGCAATCCGTGGTATTGGTCTTTCTGGGCTGATTCGGTGCGCCTGTATCCGACACCGTCGTCGATTGACACCGTTTACGTTCGGGGGTACAAGGATCCTGCGGCGTTCGGAGCGGGAGTTTCCGATGCGACGGAACCGTCGGATCTGCCAACCCCGTTCCACATGGTTCTCGCCACCTACGGGATTGCCCGTGCCTATGAGCAGCAGGAAGATCCGACGATGTCGGCGCAATACTTTTCGATCTTCAACCAGGAGCTTGATAATCTGCGTGCCCGCTACGAGGACATGCCTGCGGCACAGCCGGTCAGGTTGAACAGTCGCAGCGTGTCACGGTGGATGTCGCAAAGTTATCTGCCGAATCGGCTGCGCTACTCCTGGGAGTCGTAGCCGATGGCGTCGACCACTTGGAAGCTCGAGGCGCTTGAGGCTTTCACGGGCGGTTTGAATCTTCGTTCCGACCAGTTCAATCTGGCAGGAAACGAATCCCCCGACCTGCTCAACGTCCTGGTTGACCCGCGTGGCGGCATACGTCAACGTGACGGCGTGGACCGAAGGAACCCGACGGCGTTGAGCGCCGACATTCAGGGAATCTGGGCGTTGCACACCGATAGCGGCACCAATCAGGTGATGGTGAACTACAGCACGAAGGTTGCCCACAGCGCAGCGTCGAACTTCACGGATTTGACAGGCATCACCTCCCGAACGGATGGTTCCCGCGTGTACGGCGTGACGATGAACAACGTCGCCTACGGCGTGTCCTACGATCAGGTGTGCTTCAGGTGGAATGGCACGACGGCAGCGGATCTCGGCGTGACGTTCGGGTCGGGTGGCAACATGCCGCAGGCCCAGTACATAACGGCGTGGAACAACTTCGCGTGGGTCGCCAACACCTACGAATCGGGAACTGCCCACAAGTACCGGTTGCGCTGGTCGAACGCCAACGATCCTGAAACGTGGACGGCGGACGACTATGTCGACATCGACAAGGGCGACCACGGCGACTACATCACCGGCCTGTGCCCGATGGGCGACCGCCTGTTGGTGTTCAAGTCGAACAGTGTCCATGCCGTGTTCGGCTTCGACTCTGATTCTTTCCAGGTGGTGACCGTCAGCAACGATGTGGGGTCCGTTCCGTTGTCGTCGCCGGTAGCGACACCGTTCGGGGTGTTTTTCTGGTATGCCGACCAGGGCGTGTACCTGTACAACCGCGAGGGGTTCGCCTGGGTGTTCGACAAGATGTCGCCGGCTGTCGACGACGGGCGCATTTCGTTTACCACGAATCCGCAGCTCGGATGGGGAAACAACAAACTGTACGTTTCGGTCGATTGGACCGAGGGTGGTTCGACGACCCGTCGGACACTGATTTATGATCCGACGATTGCCGGCGGTGCGTGGGTGACCACCGATATCGATGCTGCTGCCATGTATTCGTACAGGCCGCCGAACGATTCTTCAACCGTTTACGGGGCGTGCGTCGCCAACACGGGGGTGCTGGTCGACGTTGAGGACGAACAGAACCGTTCCACGGACAGGTATGCGTCTTCTGCGGAAACGCACATTTCGTCGTACTTCGTGACACGGTGGGTGTCGGGCAAGAACCCGATTTTGAAGAAGCGGTGGGGTCGGCCCAGAATAGTCACCTCTGCCGAAGCGACCATTTCGTTGCCTGTATCCGTTTTCAAGGATTACGACAAGTCCGCTGCCACCGGCAGCTTCAACGTGAACATTTCGGGGAAAACGTCCACTTCGCTGTGGGACACTGCCAAATGGGACGACGGTGATGACACATCGCCGTATTGGGCG